AGATCTATACATGAATATGTTTAACAGTATATCTTCTGCAGCAAGAGAGTTTGATAAAAACAGAAATGACCCAGAAGTACAGGCTAATGCTAAAGCTATGAAAGCTCAGCGCTTAGGTAAGAGAATAGATAAAATAGATAAAAAGCAAGGCGCGGGAAAAGGTGATAGTCAAGCTTTAGATGATAAAAGAAAAAAATTAGCAACAAAGCAAGCTGAAGCTCTTGTTGATCAAACTGAATTTGATAACATAGCAAACCAAAGTAAACAAAATGATTATAATAGTCTTATAGCTAATATGACAGATGCTGATAAGAAAAAATACGGAATAATAATATAATGGGATACTCAAAAGGACATTACGGAAAATATACAGGTAACGCTAGATGCTGCATGGATCATGCTGACACAAAAGTTACTAAATCAAATTATAAAGCTACTGAGCGAGACGACGCGGCTCATATAGATTATTTAAAGCGTGATGTATTATATGATGATCATCACGGACACAGCGACGAGAAAATGACTGCTGACGAGAAACATATTTCAAAATTAGCGGGCGATATGAAATATGATAAAAAACACAACAGTTAAAAACAAAAACTATGGGACATTGTAAAGGAGGACCGCACATGAGTTACTCACCAAATAAAATGGGACACGAATCACCAGCTAAAAACCAAAACAAAGGTTACGCTAAACAGGAAAGAAAAGATTTAATGCAAGACATGCCAATAGTAAAAGATGCTATGGGAGGAAGATCATGGATGTCAAAACATTCAAAGTCTGCTTTGCGCATGGGACACGAATCACCAGCTAAAATGGGACATGAATCACCTGCAGAAATGCATGGAGGTTTTCACGTCAAAGATGCCGCTAAAGCAATTGCGGGCGGAGTTGTTAAAGCCGCTAAAAATGTAAAAGCCGCTGGAACAAAAATAGCTAAAGCAGTTTCTGCTGATTTATTTGAAGGCGGATCTGAAAGAAAAAGAAAATTAAGAGAAGCAAGAGGTGGTGCTAAGCCAGCAGAAGTTTTTAAAAAATAAACAGTAGGGATCTGTAAAACCCAGCCAAACACTAACACTAACACTAACACTAACACTAACACAAAATGGCACAATTTTTAAAAGTAGAAACAACAACCGCAGCAAGAGCAGTAAGCTTGATACCAGTTGATCAAATTATAAATGTATCAGAAAGTATCGGAGGATCAAATACCACTGTAGTAATCCAATTAGATGGACCAACAGCTGGTTTTCCAACATACACTATAACTGTAGCTAATGCTGCAGATGGAGCTGGCACATGCGTTAAAATGATTACTGACGCTATGGTTGCAAACCCAGGAGGCATTGTATCAACAGTAGTACCACCGGTATCAACTGCACAAGTACCTTTAGCCCAATCAGGACAACAAGGTAAAATCTTAATTACTCAAGCACAAGTAAGCGCGCCGTTTCAAGATTGCACGTACGCTACAAGCGCCGCGTAATTATGAGATCAACAGGTTTAGGAGACGATATAGAAAAGTTTACTAAAGCTACTGGTATAAAAAAAGTAGTAGACACAATGAGCAAGGGACTAAACATCCCTTGTGGTTGTGCTGCTAGAAAAGGCGCATTAAATAAAATGTTTCCTTATAAATAAAAACTATGGCTTTTAAACTTAATAATCCTCCTTATAAAATAGACAACACTCCAATATATCATGTAGATATGGAAGATGGGGTTATGGGTAAAGCCAATAATAATTTAACAATTATTATAAATAAAGACGTAGATCCTTCAAAAACTCAAGACGTTATAGATCACGAAATGGTGCATATAGACCAAATGAAACGTGGTGATCTTGATTATGATGATAAAAATGTTTACTGGAAAGGTAAAACATACCCAAGATCTAAAATGAACGAAGGAGCTAAAAAATTACCTTGGGAAGACGAGGCTTATAAAAATGCCTAAGAAAAAATTTAAAGAAACTAAAGTCGGTCAGTTTCTGCTTGGTAAATCTGGAGTACTAGATTCATTAGCAGATGTATTACCAGATAAAGGCTTATTAGGCGTTGTAAAGAACTTAATCGATAGAGATGAAACTTTACCTCCACCTGACAAAGAAATGGCTTTAAAACTATTAGAACAAGATATAGTTGAAGCTCAGGAAGTATCAAAGCGCTGGGAAAGCGATATGAGTTCAGACTCTTGGCTTAGTAAAAACACTAGACCAATGAGTTTAATATTTTTAACAATAATGACTGTATCTTTTATATGGGTTGATAGTCATGGCTATATAGATTTCACTGTAGAACAAGAGTGGATAAATCTATTAAAAACATTAACAACAACTGTGTATGTAGCATATTTTGGCTCACGAGGCGCAGAAAAGTTTAAATCAATAAGTAATAAATAAAAAAAATGAGTAAATTTCCAATAGACACAGGTATAGCTGGTAAAGCAATGAAATGCGCATCAGAATTTGTTGGTACACCTAACGGTATACCGGCTTGGCCTTTTGAAAATCAAACAGGCACATATGGTAATTTTTTAAACAGCTCTGTTTTATGGTGCGGAGTTGCAGGTACTATAAATGTTATACCAGCTGGAACTTCAAAAGCTTCTTTAAAAGTAGGTGTAAAAGGTGAAGGCATTGTTTTTAAACAATTAACCGCTGGAACAAATTATTCAGCTGGAACAACTTTCATCACAACAGATTCAAATCCAAGCAATGCTTCTGATATAACAGTTCAGGTATTTGTTGATGCTGGAGGTGCTGTTCAATCAATACAAATAATAAATGGTGGATCTGGATATAACGCAGGTGATATTATAACTGTTGTTGAAACTGGAAGACCAGCTGGATCAACGGATTGTACTTTTCAAATTCTTAAACTAGAAAGAGGTGTACCTACAGCTGATGAATCACTAGAATTTAAAGTTCAAGCAGGTCAATACTTACCAATAGCTATAGATTATATAACTAGTATAACCACAATAAACGAAGTTGATATTATTATATGTAAATAAGTGATATATAGGTGACTATATAATTATAAACAACAATTAAATTAAATTCAATTATGGCAAAAGCTAAAAAAATAACTAAAAAAGAATTAGAAGAGGTAACTGTTTTAAAGAAAAACCTAGATGGTGTTATAACTAATATAGGTGTATTAGAAACGCAAAAGCATGCTTTACTTCATAAAGTTGCTGAAGTTAACGAAAAGTTAGCTAATAATAAAAAAGAACTTGAAGACAAGTACGGTAGTATAAATATTGATCTTGAAACAGGTGAATATACTAAAATAGAAAAAGAAGAAGAGTAGTGGATTCAGTTATAAGAAAAATCAGTATAGGTTCTGATTACAAAAATGAAGCTATGCACTATTCTGTTGGTCAGCAAGTATACGGCGGTCATGAAATAGCTTATATTTTATTTGATGACTCTGATGGATCTTATAATATACATATAAAGAAAAACAACGAGGTATTGCCGTGGAAGAAGTTTAATTCTAACATGGCTATATCTGTTGAATACGATTTAGAGTATTAATGAAGAGTCTATACGATTTTATCGTTGAACCAGTTGGCGATAAATATAGTAATACTGTTAACATAGGTGATAAAAAATTAGTTGTAAATACTAAAATTGAAAACTGGAAATTTGTTAATAGGTTAGCTAGAGTTGTAGAAACCCCAGCTGCCTTTTCAACACCTATAAAGAAAGGTGCTATAATAATCATACATCAAAATGTTTTTAGAACGTTTTATGATATGAAAGGTGAAAAGAAAAAAAGCAGATCTTATTTTAAAGATGACCATTATTTCTGTGCAGTTGACCAAATATATTTATATAAAAATAAAAACAATTGGAACACTTTAAACAACAGATGCTTTATAACACCTATAAAAAGCAAACAAGATCTAACGCTAGATAAAGAGGCAAGCCTTATTGGTGTACTTAAATATGGTAATAAGTCCTTAGAAGCGCTTAATATAAACCCAGGTGATCTTATAGGGTTTACTCCTAACAGTGAATGGGAGTTTTTAGTCGAAGACAAACGACTTTATTGTATGAAATCTAATGATATTGTAATTAAGTATGAATACCAAGGAAACGAAGAAGAATATAATCCAAGCTGGGCAGCGAGCAGTTGAAGAGTTAATAAAAGTAGCTAAAGAAGCTATTGTTGATTCAGATGATGACATATCAGCTGATAGACTTAAAAATGCTGCAGCTACTAAAAAGCTAGCTATATTCGACGCGTTTGAAATACTTAGTCGTATTGAAGAAGAAGAAAATCTATTAAACGATAAACCAAAAGAAGTTAAAGAACAAAGAGCTTTTAAAGGTTTTGCCGAAGGAAGATCTAACTAATGTACGAGCAGTCATTATATAAAGTTTTAAAAGACCACATAAAACCTAAAGTTCTTAAACGAATGAACAGGTATAATAAGTGGGAATATGGTTATAACAAAGAACACGATATTATTGTTATAAGTAAAACAGGTAGAATAGGTGATATATATGAAATACAAAACCTTAAAATAGCTTTACCTGAAAAAACAAAAGTACATAAATTTGAAACAGACAAATGGGAATATACTGAGTATCCTAAAGTTTTAAGTAAAATAAAATCAGTATTTGACTGGGAAGAATATCCACTAGACTTTAAAGAGAAATGGTATGATTACATCGATAATGAATTTACTCGCAGAGAAGAAGGGTTTTGGTTCCATAATAAAGGTATGGCTACTTACCTTACTGGTACTCACTATATGTACTTGCAGTGGAGTAAAATCGACGTTGGTAAACCGGACTTTCGCGAATCAAATAGATTATTCTATATCTTTTGGGAGGCTTGCAAAGCCGATGTACGTTCATATGGATTGTGCTACCTTAAGAACAGAAGATCTGGATTTTCATTTATGGCATCAGGCGAGGTGGTTAACCTGGCAACCATATCCTCTGACTCTAGATATGGAATACTATCGAAATCTGGACCTGATGCGAAAAAGATGTTCACGGATAAAGTGGTACCAATATCAGTCAACTATCCGTTCTTTTTCAAGCCAATACAGGACGGTATGGACAGGCCAAAAACAGAACTTGCGTTCAGAGTCCCGGCCACAAAATACACCCGTAAGAAACTTGAAACAAAACAAACGCTACGCGAACTTGACGGGCTCGACACAACGATCGACTGGAAAAACACGGGCGACAACTCGTATGACGGCGAGAAACTCAAGCTCCTCGTCCACGACGAAAGCGGTAAATGGGAGCGTCCGACGAACATCCTCAACAACTGGCGTGTCACGAAAACGTGTTTACGATTAGGTAGTAGAATTATAGGTAAATGTATGATGGGTTCAACAAGCAACTCATTAGATAAAGGTGGAGACAATTTTAAAAAACTTTACAATGACTCAGATGTCACTCAAAGAAATGCAAATGGACAAACTCGCTCTGGATTATATAGCTTGTTCATACCTATGGAATGGAATTACGAAGGATACATTGATTCTTATGGAATACCTGTCTTCGATACGCCAAAGAAACCAAAGCAAGGACCTCAGGGTGAAACAATTGATTTAGGTGTAATAGAATACTGGAACAATGAAGTAGATGGTCTTAAAAAAGATCAAGACGCTTTAAACGAATTTTATAGACAATTTCCACGCACAACTAAACACGCTTTTAGAGATGAATCAAAAGAATCTTTGTTTAATCTAACTAAAATTTATGAACAAATAGATTTTAATGAAGATTTAAGAAATTCAATAAATGTTACACAAGGTAGTTTTCAATGGCAAAATGCAGAACAAGATACAAATGTTATATTTGTTCCTAATGATAATGGTAGATTCAGAGTAAGTTGGGTGCCACCTTCTCATATACAAAATAGACGCTATAAGAAAAACGGTGTTAATTATCCAGGTAATGATTTCATGGGAGCATTTGGTTGTGATCCATATGACATATCTGGCACTGTAGATAAAAGAGGTTCTAAAGGATCTTTGCACGGCCTAACTAAGTTTTCAATGGAAGACGTGCCACCTAATCACTTTTTTTTAGAATACATAGCAAGACCGCAAACAGCTGAAATATTTTTTGAAGATGTGCTTATGGCTTGCATATTTTATGGCATGCCAATACTTATAGAAAATAATAAACCAAGAATTTTATATTATTTTAAAAGAAGAGGTTATAGAGGTTTTTCAATGAATAGACCTGATAAAAAATACAATAAATTATCTGTAACAGAAAGAGAGCTCGGCGGCATACCTAACTCTAGTGAAGATATAAAGCAAGCACACGCTTCTGCTATAGAAACATATATAGAGCATTTTGTTGGATTAAAAGAATCTGGCTATGGTGATGTTTATTTTCAAAGAACGCTAGAAGACTGGGCTAAATTTAATATAAACAATAGAACAAAACATGATGCTTCTATAAGTTCTGGATTAGCTCTAATGGCTTGCAATAAGCATAGATATTCTCCAGTAAATAAAAAAATTATAGAACCTGTAGATTTAGGTATCAAAAGATACGACAACAGGGGAACTACATCAAAAATAATAAGTTAAATGAATATATACACTAATTCAAATAGCGCTTTTCCAAGTCAAGTTGTTAGCGATGCTGAAAAAGCAAGTCTGGAATATGGCAGTCAAGTAGCTATGGCTATTGAATATGAGTGGTTCAAATCTGGTCGAACAAACGGTAACACGTATTTGACTAACTGGAATAACTTTAATACTCTTAGATTATATGCTAGAGGAGAACAGCCTGTTCAAAAATACAAAGATGAATTATCTATTAATGGTGATTTGTCTTATCTTAATTTAGACTGGAAACCAGTTCCTATTTTATCTAAATTTGTAGATATAGTTGTAAATGGTATATCAGCTCACTCTTATGACGTTAAGGCTTATGCTCAAGACCCTGATTCTGTAAAGAAAAGAACTGAATACGCGTCTAAGATATATGAAGACATGATTGCTAAAGATTATTTAGATAATTTAAATCAAACTCTTGGAATAAACTTATATCAAACTTCAAATCCTGAACTTCTACCTCAAAACGAAGAAGAATTAGAATTGCACATGCAGCTTTCTTACAAGCAAAGCATAGAGATAGCTGAAGAAGAAGCTATATCTTCTATTATGGCTCAAAATAAATATGAGCTTACTAAGCGTAGATTAAA